GCAAGGGAAGTGCAAGCAATGTGACGTTGTTCTTCACTGGGCAGATGCAGATTGATTTCAACGTAGCTCCAATTGGAGAGAATGCCTATGGATTAGGATATAGCAATATATTGAATTTCGACAAGGCTAACTGGGCAGAAGACCGTTTCGGTATTATCTTCGAACCTACTGAGCAAGAGTTCCAACAGATTGAAGATGTCGCTGCTGAGTTCATCACAAACACACTAAAGTAATGCCATACCTCAACGAGATTGTAGACATAGTCAACACCACTCTTGCGACTGGTAAGTTGAAGACTTACAACCGCAAGCTCTTCGGTGTATCTGAGTTACTGCCTCGTAATTTTAACAACGCACAAGACACAATCCCTGCACTGGTGACAAACTTTGGAAGCACGATGTTCAGCGGATTCGATGACAAGTTCGACATAGTAATATATCACCGATGCCTCAGTACAACTATCGAGGAGGGTGCAGTGCTTTTCGGAGATGGACTCAACACGGCAAGAGAAGTGGCTGAGATGCGGATGCTTGTCTTTGGGAATAGAAAGAAGCTATCACTACAACCACAACAACTGAGTTTCCTGCTATCGTCAGGCGTTCAGCAGCAGCTTGCATCCTCGCAGATTAGCAGCTATGCAGGTCTTTTCGGTTGTATCATTGAAGCGAACACAACGAATTACGATGGCGTTGGTATATTCACCAGCGAATACAAGCTTGCAGCAAGTAGGTATCCGGTTCATCCGGAGCATATATACTTGGCTCTCGACTACACGATAACGACCGATTACGATATCACGTGCATCAACGATTGCTCTAACTGTTAAAACTAAGAAAAAATGTCAGTATATTATCCAGCGAGTAATTGCGGAGGAGGGGCAATTCCGCAATACTCATGTAACCCATGCCCTGAGTACGAATACTCACGTATTCGCTCGATAGCTTTCGTCAAGAACACATTCAGCTTCACCGATCCATCGGACCCGACCGAATGGAACACTGGTCTTGGCAACGGTGACATCATCGTGATCTGGGCAACCAGTGGAACGTATGACGGTGGAACTATCGAGGAGCTTGTTGGCTTTGGCGATGCAGAGACTCAGAACGGAGGCTCTACGCATATCTTAACCTACAAAGACCCTAACTCGACTGCGAATTGTAACTTCTACAACGCCATCAAGAACTCCTCCGACTACACTGCGTGGTTCAGGACTTCAAGCAAGATTTGGGGTGCAGGCGCACCAGTGACTATCACTCCGAAGATTCCGGTTGCTGATGACCTCAAGGCGGTGTTGACGTATGAAGTGCAATTGAAGTGGCAGAACTCAAGCCTGCCATGTCCTTACGACACTCCTGACGGCATATTTGACCAGTGCTACGTGCCAATCGTTCCTTGATGAATTATATTTGGGGAGGGTAACACCTCCCCACTTATTTGATTATGTCACCACAACAGAAACAACAAGTAGTCACGAACCTGCATCAGTGGTTCACGCTGATATTCCTCCCGGTTATTGCACTTTTGCTTGGCGATATGTATCGAGACTTCAAGCAGACGAGAGATAAGGTCATCACGCATACTGAGAAGATTCAAGAACACGATAGGCGTATAAATAACATAGAAGGAAAGTTCTATGCTCGTAAGTAGTGCAAAACTGATACAACTCTACGGTGACCCGACTGTCAACACGCAGGACTGGGAACACAATAACATGACCTACTATCGAGTGCCGGGTTTCATCAAAGAGAAGAATCCATTTTTACCCAACGTGATCTATATGCATCGCAAGTTTGTGCAGGTTGTGGATGTTTGGTTCACGGCACTGACATTTGCGGATTTAATTCAAGAGATACGCACCTATGACGGATGCTGGGTGGTCAGGAAGAAGCGAGGAGGAAGCACACTAAGCATTCATTCATTCGGTATGGCGATTGATTTCAACGCCAGCCACAATCCCTTTAAGCATACACGCCAACAAGCAATCGACAAAGGTCTCAAGCCGTTCAGCGAAAAGTTCATTCAAGCCAGTCGGCAGTACGTGGATTGCGGAGCTGACTGGAAGAGTCCAGTTGACCTAATGCACTTTCAAATCAAAATAGAAGATTCTTATGGAGTTTAATCTCGACCAAGCACGATTGTTCTATCGTGACACGCTACCTGCAACTAAGCCTGATAGCCTCATAACCAATCGTGACTTGCTGATACTTGACAATGGCGATAGCTACGTATGGCAATCGACCGGATGGGTCAAGGTGACCAATCCTCTGAAGGGAGCGCAAGGTCCTGCTGGTCCAGTTGGTCCGCAAGGTCCTGCTGGCAGTGGCGGTGGGATAGGTAGTATCGGAGGAGTGAGATATGTCACTACATGGGCAGAATTGCAATCTGCGTGGCTATCGTTAGGTAGTGTGCGTAGCATTCACCTTGCTGCCAACATTACTATGCAGGATACACTGACGATTCCTGCTGCGTACAATAATATACTTGATTTGGACGGTCATGGCTTCACACTGACAATCCCAACCAATGTAGCCAATGGATTCTTCAGGTCTTACAATAGTCTCTCAGAAGCCAATGCAGGCATAGACTGTCAACTGCGATTCAAGAATGTGACTTTCTTAGGATCGGGCAGAACATCGAATGCTATCAACGTGCAGGCAACGTATGGCTCTTCATTCGAAGGATGTAGGTTCTACAACTTCGCTACCGCAATCAAATGCGGATGGATGATGGGTACGCTGGTGCATCAGTGCTATTTTTGGGAGAACAACATCAGCATAGATTTCGACTACGCTCGATTCACCGGTGGAAGCAACTCAGCAAGCCAGTGCAATCACTCAAAGGTTACGGAGTGCAAGTTCAGACACTCAGCAGGTCAGTTCGCAGCCATTCGTGCTATCGCAGTAAGTGGCTTGCAGATACTCCACAACATCTTCGAGGGCGTGCAGGCAGGTCCGCAGTACGAGGTATTCTTCGATGATAACGCCAGCAACGTGGTCAAGGAGGTATTCATCTACGGCAACCACGTAGAGCAGAAGCCAAGCATCGCAGCGTTCCACGTAAGACTGAAGGACGGATACGCTCATGTTGGAGGAATCTACTCGCAGTACGATTGTACGCTCATCAGCTTCGATGCGAGTGCCTACGGCAAGATGATTGTCGACACAATACCATACCTGACTTCAGGCACTAAATTCAATAACATCAATACGGCAGGTCGCTGGCAGTTCATTAATCCTCCTGCGACATTCCTCATCACGGATGCGAGTAGATGGCTGAGTGTGTTGCCTATCAACATAAGCATCAACGGCTATGATACTAATGGTCAGAAACAATACTTGCAAGGAGTCAGCGTGAAATGATAATCATCATCCCTCAGAACTCTCACTACTCTACTGGCTGGAGTATTGGCAACACTCACTGGGGTAGGACCTCGATGAGTTACATGGTCAAGTTCAGTGCATCATGTTTGGAGTTGCCCGGAGTGTTTGAGTGTGATGGTGACTTCAATAAGCTCTTCGGATGGTCGTATGGATGGCATCACCGCAATAGCATCCGCATTGGCTGGAAAGCAGTTGACAATAAGATTCGACTTGCAATGTATACCTATGAGGACGGCAAGCGATACATCAAAGGCTTTGCATGGGCAAATGTAGAGGTGATGAATCAGGTCTCTATCAACTATGACCATGTGACTGGTGTCATCGAGTTCAAGCTGAACGACAAGTCAGCATACATGATGTACTCGAAGAAGCCATCGATAGGATACAACCTGATGCCATACTTCGGAGGACAATGCACTGCGCCTGCAAGCATGCAAATACAACTACTATGATTAAGTGGAGCAACTACTGGAAGCCTACAACCAAGACCATGAGAGCAGTCGGTGATACTCTGCTTGGAGTCGGTACGCTGGCATCAAGCTACGGGATCATGGAAGGTGAGAAGGATATCGCCATGCTATGTCTTGGCAGTGGCGTGGTAGGTAAATTCTTAACAAATTTCACCAAAGATGAAGGTAGAATTCCTCCTGCTGATACTGATAATATGTCTGACGATAATCTACCACAATCGTGATACTCGTCATCTTGCTACCAGTTCTCATCAGCATTGTACCTGCGTGTGCGTGGATAGCACACAAGTCAAAACCGAAGAATAGATATGTTCAGTCAGAATCAAGAGGAGAAGTACATCCTTGAATATTTCAAAAACAAGGTAGGTCGCTTCCTTGATATTGGTGCTTATGACGGTAAAGCTCTCAGCAATACCTATGCACTCGTGCAACGTGGTTGGACTGGTGTGATGGTTGAAGGATCACCGAGTGTGTACGAACTGCTCTGCGAGAACATACCCAGCAATGATATCACCAAGCTCAACATGATAGTCAGCACGGATAACGATGCTGATGTGGTATTCTACGATAATCTGCAAGCGACTGCCACGATGAACTTGGAGAACGTGCGTAAGTGGGAGAAGGAGACACCGTTCACTACGATACAACGCAGAACTACGCACTACGAGAAAATGCTTGAGACTACCGGTACTGACTTCGATTTCGTTTCGATTGATGTCGAGGGAGGTAGCGTTGAATTGTTCTTTGGTTTGTTCCCGATCCTGACTACTGTGCAGTGCTGGTGTATAGAGCATGATGGCAATGACCAAGCTATTCGGAAGCTATGCAGTGGGTGGAAAGTATTGTATTTCAATGCTGAAAATATCATAATTGGGCGATGAACGGTTGTAACTTAGTAGTAGGATGGACCAGCTACTACACCTCACAATACTCATCACTGATGAGGACGAATTGACCGGGCAAGACAAGACCTATCGCAGGCGAGCCGTAGTGCCGTATGAATCGATAGGATACATTTGCGAGGGGGTAGATAAGAAAACGATTGAACTGGTCTTGATTGATGGCGAGATACTGGTATCAGACGAGAAGCTTGATATCATTAGCGAGCAATGGCAGGCTTGGCAGAATGATACTCGTAGATACTTCTTTCAATCGTTGAGCAACTGATGAGCAAAGTAACTAAGTCCGATATCATACGTGACTTTCTCAGGACATATCCAAACAAGGAGCAGATTAAACGAGTCAGGCAGATGGCTCGTATCATCTTAGAGTCAGAGATTGGTCATCTATTCAATGACATCGAAGACGTGCGTGGAATCTTGCGTAATGTCATCAATCGACCAGAGGAGATGGACTTGTCACATTTTGACAACTCTATCCGAGATAATATGCCACGAGTAGAGATTGACAATTCACCATATGTCATCAAGGGTAAAGACATTCTGATACTATCTGACTTACAGTTCCCCTATTATGATAAAGATGCTTTTCGCATAGCAGTCAAGTACGCCAAGCATCAATACAAGAATCTTGATAAGATATTCATCAACGGTGACTGGTTTGACTTCTATCAGGCAAGCGATTACATGAAAGACCCTCGTCTCATGAGGGTAAAGGATGAGTTAGATGGCGGGTGTGATCTAATCAAGATGCTACAAGACGAGTTTGGTGTTGATATAGTGCTGAAGTTTGGCAACCACGAAGAGAGGTTCGACAACTACATACTCAAGCGAGCAGGCGAGATGAAGGGCATACCTGAGTTTGAACTGCAAGCCTGCATACTCAGGAGAGTGGAGGACGGTCTCACCATCGTCAAGGACAAGCGCATAGTCAAGATTGGCAACTTGAATGTCTTGCATGGTCACGAGTTTCGAAGAGGTATGTCATCGCCAGTCAATCCTGCACGTGGACTATGGACCAGAGCCATGACATCTGCTCTGCAAGGCGATTGTCATCAGCCAAGCACGCATTATGAGAAGACATTGGACGGTAGAATATATGTGACCTATTCAACTGGGTGCTTATGCCAGCTTAACGCTACCTATATGCCTTACAACAAGTGGCTGCATGGATTTGCTCGTTGTCAGGTCGAGGAATCTGGAGAATTTTGGCTTCAGAATCGCATCATCACCAACGGGAAGGTATTCTGAACTGCAAATATTGCTATTGATAATCAATCATTTAGCAAAATAGTTGTGCTTTCGTGCTTTTGAATGTAGGAAATTACAAAAGTATGTTTAGTTTTGTACCCATGAAACAACACGAACTCAAACAACTCCGTAGCGACCTCAAATTCGGTGATGTCACAACCATCGCCAACGAGGTCGGGTGCAGCACTGCAACTGTGCAGGCTGCTTTAAGAGGCACTGCGATGACCGACACCGCCAAGATGGTTATTGCCCACGCACAGAAGCTTGTGCAACAACGTGCCGAGCGTATTGAATACCTCAAAAGTGTCATCAAACCACTATACAAGCGCACCGATGATTAAAATGCTCGTCACCAATAGCTTTAGCCAATACCTGCGCTGGTGTGAATTGCTTGAATCGGACTGTACTAACATATACATCACTGCCAATGGAACACTCCTCTTTAGTTTTGACCTCTAAGCATCTTGCTATGCTTGCCAGCATCATCCGGACGGAGTTCGATGTCACCCAAGATGATGACTATGCAGACGAACTAATTGATCTCGCTGAATCTCTTGAACTATATGAGCTTTGTGATGAGATGACAAAAGACTTTAAATTCAGATAACTATGACAACAACAACAAGCCAAGCCACTGGCATCATGTGGCACACGGACTCGCTATGGCAGTCAGAAAAGCAGGACAAGATGATTCCTGCACTACTAAAGTTCCACCGCAGTGAACTGCGCATCAGCAAGGACAGAACAGTACCGGTTGGAGGCAATCGCACAAGGTCCTACACCACGCTTGACGAGATCCTCTCGAAGGTCAAGCCAGTCCTGACCGACTGCGGACTTGTCCTCCACCAGTACCTTGCAGGTGGTGAGGTGGTTACCATGCTGACCCATGAATCAGGTCAGTTCATTGCCAGCAAGGTCGCATTCGTACCGATGACCGGGAACAACACGAACAACCTCCAAAACGCAGGTGGAGGACTTACTTACCTCAAACGCTACTGCATATCTGCCCTGCTCTGCATCAATGCCGAAGACGATGATGACGGTGCAAGTTCTACCGGGTCAGTCCTTGTGCCACTGCCCGACTCCAAGATACCGGAGATTAAGAAATGGCTTGCAGGTGGTGGAGACATCAATCAAGTCACAAGCAAGTACAAGCTCACTGCTCAACAACTGAAGGAGGTGACCAATGAGTGAGCAACAACACCCACTCGATATCAGAGACCAAGTCATGCTTGGTTCTTATGACATCACCAAGCAATTGATTCAGCAGCACGCTGACCAGTTGATGGAACTGATAGACAACGGTCACACAGATGCCATCTCAATCGCCATCCAAGCCAAGTACCTGACAGAGGTGCTTGAGGCTACAAAGGAGCGCATACGTGAGCTGGTATGCGATGAGCTGCACAAGTACGCCAAAGGCGAGGAATGCACCAAGCACGGTGCTACCTTCGCCCTCAAGGAAGCCGGAGTCAGCTATGACTATTCAGGCTGCGGAG